CCAGTTTCATTTCGGGCATATGTTGGGCTTAGTAGCTTAACGGGTTGCGGGGTCTGGCAATACATTGGCGTTTATTGGCTGTTTTAGGTATGTTTTAGGGTGGTTGGGTATTGGTGTAGGGGGGTAATACCATTTTGAAAAAATAGGGGCTTTAATGGGCTTTATTTTGAATATTTTGGATTTAGGTCTAAATTAGGCTGTTTTATAGCCTATTTAAGTTAATTTTTCTAAGACAATTAAGTTAAATATATTAATTTAAATGCGATTATTAAATTAATTTTTGTAGCTACAAGTGGATATCTTTACAACTTTTGTAGTAAAATAAATTTTTTATTTACAACTTTTGTAGTATTTTTGTTAAATGGAAAAAAAGACACTAAGACAGATACTTTATACTAAAGAATCAAAAAGCGATTTTATTGTAAAAGATAAAGAAGTTACAAAGATTAAAGTTTCGGAGCAATCCGAAGATGAAAGATGCAATCGTATACTTTTATGGATTAAATCTCATAATAAGTTTAAATGGTCAACCATGTGTTTGGAAATAGGGTTAGATAAAGGCAATTTTCAAAAAATGCTAAAAAAAGACAAAATAAGTCTTGCCTTAGACTATATTACTAAAATAGAAACAGAACTTAAAAAATATGGATTCTAATAAATACCATTTAAGGTTAAATTACGAAAATCAGGTAATTAAATTATCTCTGATAGCAAACGAAAAGGTTAAAAACCTTAAATACCTATCCGACTACCAGCTTCTTTGCAGGTTGAATGAGCTTCTTATAAAGCTTAATTTAATACCATTCACAATAGAGGAGCTAGAAATGGACCTTGTATAAAAAAGCCCCCATTAAGAATAATAGGGGCCCTAACTAAATCAAACCAAAAAACACACATGAGAACTGTGTAAAATTATATTATTTTTTTGGTTTTTGATATATTTTTAGTTTAACACTAAATCTTTTTTGGTAAATTTTTCTTTTAATTTAATTACTAAGTCTAAATATATATCCCTAAACTGTTCGTTTGTATTAATTAAATCGTCAAATGACTTACATCCATACATGACAGTAGTGTGGTCGTACTTCCTTGTTTTGCTTGTGGCTATTGTTTGACCTATGGCTGCAAATCCATTACCCATTATTCTAGCTAACTTAAAGTATATAAATCTATAATTAACAATTTCACGATTACGGCTTCCGTTTGCAAGTCTAGCAATATCATTACCGAATTTTTCATTACCGAATTTTTCTTTCATTACACCATCTACAAACTCCCTTAACATTAAAATTGGAATTTTAGGTATATCAGAACTTTCATCTATCATTGTTAATACTTGTGGCTCATAACCAATTTTTTCCTTAAATTCTTTTTTAAATTTTTCAATAATTTTTGCCTCCAATCTTCTTTTGTAAAGCAATGTTTCTGTTTCAACTTCTGGTCTTTCTAAATAATCATTTAACTCTACTCTCATTTTTCAAATTTTTCTATTGTTTTTAAATATTTCGTATACTACTCGTGCAGCTAAAACGGCTTAAAATCTAGTTTCCACTTCCTATGAAATTGATGTATCTCTACAAAGAAAATTGCAAAGCATATTGCTGCTATAATTATCATAAATTACTATTAACTAATTCAATAAATTGTTTGTATTCTAACAAGGTAATAACAGTTACACCACCTAAATAAATTTCTGTATATTCGTTATCATTATTGTATGTCGGGTGTGCAGCATCAAAATTTACAAGATATAATGGTCTTACTTCTAGTAATCTCCAATCAAATTCAATTCCCATATCTCTGTTATTTCTTGTTTCAGAGTTATGGTATAAAATATTTATTTCTATTCCTTTCATTTGCGTAATTGTTTTTTTAGTTCTCGTTTAGTTAGTTTTAATAATCCACCAATGCTTGAAAATAAACTTCCATGCTTCATTTTTCAAATTTTTTCTTTACTAAATTTAATTTGTGTCTGTATTCTATTATTAAAGATTTTAATTCATCTCTTGTTGGTTTTGAAATCTGCCTAGCCTCCTCTTGCAAGTACTCTACAATACCCGGTTCTTCTTCTTCTAATTTACTCCTATAAACATCAATGTTTCCTGATAGAAAACAATTATCGTATTCTGATTGTGGCCGGCAATTTTGAGGAAGCCATCTTGTTGCGTAATTTTTCCTGCTTATAAAATGTCCACATTGAGCATCTTGCCATCTCATTAACTTTCCAGATGTATAACAAGCAACCATACCATCTTTGTTTGCGTATTTGCATCTTATATATTGGCTAAATACTGAATCTAAATCTTCAACTAAATGCGAAACACTTTCATCGTGCTGTTGTTCTTCGTATTTCTCAACTCTTTTAGATGTGCTTTTTACTGTTGCGCATTGCTTACACATTTTTTTAGAAAAATGATAATCTAAAACACCGCAGGATATACAAATCTTTTTTTTATTAATTATTGTACTTCTCATTTTTTAAATAATTGTATAATTGGTATTAAAAATCCTTTTGACGTATCGTTATCTCCGCCTTTTTTTAAATACATTCCATCTGTGTAATATTTTCTAAGTTTAGCTTTTAATATTTCAACTTCAAATATAATAGCAAACCCAACCTCATCTATTTTATAAACCCAATAATCAGCATCAGTAGTTGCTATACCTGATGGCTTCCCCCTTGATTCATACTCTATAAAAACATTACCAGTTTTATGTGTCATTCGGTCTGTTTTTACTTCAACTTTTTTACCCTTTGCAAATATTTCATTTACCCAATCCTCACCTGATTCACCAAAATTTAAATCATGAGTAAAACTTGAAGAATACTTCATTTAATCAATTTTTGTTACTTTCCCGTTTATATATCTATATTTACCAATAAATACACCATTCCTATAAACTTCTATTACAAAATCAAGAAGTTCTGCTAGCTTGTAGATATTATCTCTATTTTCAGTCATAAAGCAAAAGTAATATAATTAAATTAATAAACAAATATTTTTTCATAAAAAATTTATTTATCTACATTTTTGTAATTATGAAAATTTATTACTTACTTTGCATAAATAACTATAAACATGGAACCAAGAAAAAATCTTACAGAGTTATTAAAAATAGCTTTAGATGGCAGGACTAATAGGTGGCTTGCCAATAAAACGGGTATTCAGGAGTCTGAAATATCAAGGATTGTGTCTGGTAGACTAATCCCAACAGAGAAGCAGTTAGAGAAAATAAGAGCTGCATTTCCGTACCAAGTTAATTTCTAATACCTATAAAATATTGCAATGGCAAAGGATGCTTATTATTTTTCACATGATAGTAACTCTCAGGATGACCCTAAGTGTATGATACTTATTGACCAATTAGGGATGGAGGGTTATGGTATATTTTGGGCTTTAATTGAAAAATTAAGGAATGAAACTGACTATAGATTACCAATAGCTTTAACTGGAAGTTACGCTAAAAGATGGGGCACTTCCAAAGAAAAAGTAGAAACAGTTATAAAAAACTACGAATTATTTACCGTAGATGATACACATTTTTTTTCCGAAAGATTATGTCGTTCCATGCAGAAAAAAACAGAATCTGCACGTAATGCGGCTAATTTAAGATGGTCTAATAGTATTGATAATCAATTAGTTAATGCAAAAGCAATGCAAACGCATAGCAAAAGCAATGCAAATGATATGCGAAATGATGCTACTAAAGGAAAGGAAAGGAAAGGAAAAGAAAGTAAAGAAAAGGAAAGTAAAGAAAAGGAAATATTATACCGAGATAACATCAGTTTGTTAGAAAATGAAAATCAAAAGTTAATATCAGAGTATGGACAAGATTTTATAGATGCTTGTTATGATTTATTATCTTCTTACAAAATTGAAAAATCTTATAAAACCAAGTCTGATTATTTAACCATAAAAAGATGGGTTATTGATGCGGTTACCGAAAAGGGTAAAGTAAAACCAAAAATAATTAAATTAAATACTGAAAATAAATTAAACGCTGAATTAGAGGAGTACAAAAAAAGACAATCTGAATTAGGCCAATCTTTATAAAATAAAACAATGCAAGTAACAATATTCGAAAATATATTTTCAAAGAATCCATTTTACATTTCCGTAAATGATGCTTTATCTAGAATATCTTCAGGTAAAAGCATGGCTTTGGTTAATGATATTCGTGCAACATTGGATAAAAGTAAATCTCAAAAATTAAAATCCAATTTGCCTAGCGTATGTTTTAGTGGAAAATTTGGAGCAGACAGAAAAGATGAACAAATTATTGAGCATAGTGGTTTTATTGTTCTTGATTTTGATGATGTTTTTAATTTAAGAGAAAAGCAAACGGATATAATTTCAAAACCATTTGTTTACGCTTGTTGGGTAAGCCCATCTGGTAATGGATTAAAAGCGCTAGTAAAGATAGCTGATGGGAAAAAACACAGGGAGCATTTTCAATCACTTCAAGAAGTTTTTCCTGAAATAGATAAAAGTGGAATTAATCCAAGTCGTGTTTGCTACGAAAGTTACGATAAAGAAATTTACATTAATGAAAATGCGGAAGTTTTTACTAAAATAAAATCAGTAGAAAAGAAAATAGTAAAGCAAGAGTCTAACGGAACAGATTCTGAAAATTTTATTAAGATATTAAAATGGTTAACAAATAGAAACGATGCTTTTGTTAGTGGTGAAAGAAATATTTACATTTTTAAATTAGCTTCTGCTTGTTGTCGTTTTGGTATTGAAGAAGATTCTGCAATTAATTTGATTTCATCAGAGTATACAGTTAGTAATGATTTTACTATGAGTGAAATGAGGAACGCAATTAAGAGCGCTTATAGAGCTAGTCGTTCTAATTTCAATACAGCTACTTTACAAAAAGAAGTTTTAATAGATAATGTAACTAGAAGTGAAATAAATGTAAAAAAAGATTTTCAGGAACATCAAGATGAGAATTATAGAGTTGAGGATGTTGTTTACGGTATTGATGTAAAAGAGAGGGCTTTACAGATTAATGAAAAAGGTTTTGAAAAGGTTATTGGTATAGGTGTACCTGAAATAGATTTTCATTTTAAACCAAAAAGAGGAGAGATTACATTACTTACTGGTATTGGTAACTACGGAAAGAGCGCATTTAAAAAATGGTATATACTAACTAGGATTTTATTGTTTGGAGAAAAGATTGCTACGTTTTCACCAGAAGATACTCCTGCCGAAGAATATTTTCATGATTATGTTGAAATGATTTTAGGATGCGAGTGCACTCCATATAATCCAAACAGGCCACCAAATAAAGTTTATGAAGCAGCTTATGATTTTGTATCAAAACATATATTCTACATAAGCGCTGAAATGCTATCGCCAACTCCTCAATATGTAAAAGAAAAATTTTTAGAGTTAATTATACAAGACAAAGTTGACTTTTGCTGTATTGACCCATTTAATCAGCTTACAAATGATTACAAAGGATTTGGCGGTAGAACCGATAAGTATTTAGAAACATTTTTAGCAGATTGTGCAAGGTTTGCTCAAAAGAATGATGTTTATTTTTGGATTATTGCGCATCCTAAATCAATGTTAAAAGATAAATCAGGAAACTATGAGTGCCCAGATGTTTTTGATATTGCAGATGGTGCAATGTGGAATAATAAGATGAATAATATTATGGTTTATCATAGACCGTTTGCTCAAATAGATACTAATAATCCATTAGCAGAAGTTCACTTTAAAAAGATAAAAAAGAAAAGTGTAGGCAAAAGAGGATTTATGACAATTGAGTATATATGGAATACTAGAAGATTTTTTGTTCAAGGTAGAGATATTATTCAGGATATTTTGAATAAAAGAAAATATGATTTTTGGAATAGCTGGAAAGGTAAACAAGCAACATTAGATTTATCATCTAATTGGGATAATCAAGGTGTTGTAGATGATGTTAGTCAAATAGATTTTTAATAATAAAAAACAAAAAACAATGTTAAAGTTACAGTTAATCGGAAATTTAGGACAAGATGCAGTAGTCAACAATGTTGGCGGTAAAAATGTAATTAATTTTTCAGTTGCGCACACGGAGAAATATAAAAACTCCGAAAACAATGAAGTTTCAAAAACAACTTGGGTAAGCTGCGCTTATTGGTCTGAAAAAGTCAATTTAGCAAATTATTTAAAGAAAGGAACGCAAGTTTACTTAGAAGGTAAGCCAGAAGCCAAAACATACTCTAACAGCGCAAAAGAGGTTGTGCCTCAATTATCGGTTAGGGTTTCTGGGTTACAGCTACTTTCGGGTTCTAAATCTGAAAAAGAAGAAGAAGTTCCATTTTAAATTAAATATTAATTAAATTAAAATTTTTAGTAGTTTTGTAAAAATGATTAATTTTATTAAAAATTAATTTTATGGCAAAAGCTACAGGAAATTCAACAAAACTAAGCTTCGGGAAAAGAAAGGGCGGAAAAGCACAAAAAACACGAGGACCAAAACAAAAAGCCGTTTCTCAGTACCGAGGTCAAGGAAAATAACTAAATCAAACCAAATACACATGAACAAGAAATGCGCTTTAATTAAATCGTTATTGAAGGGTGACATCATCAACGTAAGTAATTCTATTAAACTTACCGGATATAGTAATCCTGCTAGGGAAATACCAAGAGAAGTTGAAAAACCATTTGGTTGCGTTATTAGTAGGGTTAAGATGGAGGGTAGGGACCAATTTGGTAATTACGTTATGTGGTACGACTATCGTTTTAATCCTAGAATAGATGCTAACAAGCGTGCTACTAAGAAAATGAAAGAATATTTAGAAAAAGAAACAGGTAGATAAATGGCTTTTAAATCAGGTAAAAATAACCCAAGGCAGTATATAGGCAAAGCGGAGTTTATTGGTGAAATAGAAAAAGAGCTGACACATTTGGTTTATGATTGCTCCTTGGATTTAGAAGAAAGAAAGAAAAAGGTTATCACATTAGATTCAGCAGCAGAAGTGGCAGCTTTACTAGGTGTTAAGATTGATTCTGTATTTAAAAACCGAAAAGTTGGCAAAAGAATCAAGGCTATAAATGGAAAGTATTATGCAGTAAGGGTTTTAAACAATAAATAATGAATGATATAAACAAAAAATATTACCAAATGGGTTTTTATGCTGGCAAAGAGTATCAAAAAACCGAATTTAATATTTTGTCATTTTTTTTAGGCACAGCTATTTCTGCGACTATTAGCTGGATTGTTTTATATTTATATTTTGTGATATGATACATGAATTTTCAACCCCTATAAAGGTTCATACTCCACATGGCTTGGGAGAGTGTATCTTATTGATTGACTATGGGTTAAATGTAAACTCTGTTTGGTTAGTTAGGTTAAAGGGAGGTGTTGTTAAGCATTATTATTCAGAAGATATAAGGGTTTATGGGAACGCTATGAATGGCATGGGAACCGATGTAGATATACCTCACAATTGGAAATAAATTAGTAATTTTACAAAAATTAAATTAAATGAAACAAAAATTCACACCATTAGGTAAAAGGGTTCTAGTTAAGCTGGATGCTCCAAAAGACAAGACAGATAGCGGCCTATATTTACCTGAAACAGCTCAAAAAGACTTTATCACAGGGGTTGTAGAAATGGCCGGTAAAGAGGCTGAAAATGTATCAAAAGGAGATAAAATCATGTTTGCTAGTAGCGTGGGGGTTGACATTGAAGTCAATGGGCAGCAGTTTAGACTTATTCCTGATGAGCTTTATATTGACGCAATAATCTAATGATTTAACCAATTAATAAAAATGCCTTCAAAATTTTGGGGGCATTTTATTTTTATATCCTATAAAAAACTTAATTTTATACCATCTATGAGCGCACAACCGATAAACCATATTTTTCTTAATTTAGACAAGCCTATTCAAGATACAATCAAA